AGATATTACTATACAGAAAGAGGATATAATAGTTCCTAATTCTATATTACCTTTTAGAGAAGAAGGAAGAATGAGATGTTTACCTCATAAAGATGAAGGTATCGTAGCAGGTAAGTTTGTTAAAGGAGAAACTACTGCACGTAATGAAAGAAGGTATGTTTTACAAATGCAACAGAATAAAATTAACTATAAAGATGATGGCCTAAAACAGGTAAAGTATGAACTTGTAGGAGAAGAAATACTAACTCCCTGGGCTAAGATGATCAATGTTAAACTATGAACACATCCTATGGAAAAGTAAGAGACGAACTCAATGCAAAGGGATGTGGGTTCTGTCTCGCTAAATGGACGCAAGTTACCATGCACTTAGGTGTAGGGCTGACACACTCATGTCATCACCCAGTTCAACATAAAATACCATTATCAGAGTTAAAAAGAAATCCATCAGCATTACATAATACTAGATTTAAGAAAAAGAAGAGAAAAGAGATGCTGGATGGTAAACGTCCAGACGAATGTAATTATTGCTGGAATGTAGAAGATAACTCTAATTCATTTTCAGATAGAACTTTTAAGTCTGCAGAGCCTTGGTCTTATGATCAAATGGAAAAGATTAAAAACTCTAACTGGAGAGATAATTATAATCCTAGATATGTAGAAGTATCTTTTTCTAATACTTGTAATTTAAAATGTGCATACTGTGGACCTCAATATTCATCTAAATGGGTAGAAGAGATAGAAAAACACGGTGCATATAAAACATCTACTGAATTTAATAGTATTAAGTTATTAAAGGAAAGAGATGAGATGCCACTTAAAAAGACAGAATTTAATCCCTATGTAGAAGCATTTTGGGAATGGTGGCCTGATTTATACCCAGACTTACATACCTTTAGAATTACAGGAGGAGAACCTTTATTATCTAAAGATACATTTAAAGTATTAGAGTACATACAGGAAAATTGGGAACTTAATCCTAATTTATCATTAGCAATAAATACTAATTTATCAGTACCTGATAAACTTATACAAAAAATGTTAACTATGGCAGAAGATCTAGTTAATAATAATAAGGTAAGAGAGTTAATTATTTTTACCTCTGTAGAAGCTATTGGAAAACAAGCTGAATATACCAGATGGGGATTAGATTATAATAAATTTTGGAATAATGTAGATGAAATATGTACTAGATTACCTAAAGTAACAGTTAATATTATGGCTGCTTTCAATGCATTATCAGTTTTTACTTATAGTGAATTAATTGATAAGGTATTAGAGATGAAAAAGAAACATAATAATGGACAAAGATATTGGACTACAGCAGTACAATTAGATACTGCTTATATAAGATGGCCAATGCATTTATCTGTTAAAATATTAGAACCCCAACATAAAGAATATATTTTAAAAGCAGCTAAAAAAGCATTTCATTACGGCTCTAATAAGATGACTAAAAAGACTTATGGTTTTACAGATGTTGAAATACAGAAAATCAAAAGAGTATACGACTATGCTATAGCTAAATCTCACTTTGCTTTTGATGAAGAAAAATATAGAAAAGACTTTGGTATTTTTGTAAAAGAGAATGATAAAAGAAAAGGAACTAACTTTAAAGAAGTATTTCCTGAGTTAAAAGATTTTTATGAGAAATATAAGCCGTAGACATCCTTGGGCTTTATGGCCTAATAGTATATGCCCAGCATTTTTAGATGACCCAGCACTTAATTATCTACAAGGAGATAAGTATTGGAAAATAGATGTTGAATTTGAATATACCGGTGAAAATATGGATAAGCAAAAAGATATTTTTTGTATAGTTCCTAAATATACTGGTCTATCAATATATGAAAAGAGAATATTTATAGGTATAGGACATGAGGATAAGGATGATTGGCATGGAACTAAAGTATTTATACAACCTAATACTAAAGAAAAGTGGACATTTGAACATCATCCTTCTGATAAGTTAATAGTTTATAGAAACAGTGAACAAATTTTTGAATATAGTTTAGTTTTAAGACCATTAGCTGTAGTTGAACAACCGAAAGAACCTATAGTGTTTGTAGGTACAGACAGACATACAGTACAAGATCAACCTAAAGAAACAGATATTATAGTTTACGATTTTAAAATAACAAATAAAGAAGGAGTTATATGCCATCACGATTGGGAAGAAATTATACATGGCAAATCAGTAGATAAAACTGGTAATTGTAACTTCCTGTATGAAATGGCATGAAAACGAGTTACGAAAGAACTAAAGAGTTAATAAAGGATATAGCTCCTAAATCTTTTTGTGCAGCTAAATGGTACAATGTTTCTATTTGGTTGGGTAACGGAAGAACTGCATCTTGTCATCATCCATTAGCTCATCCAGTACCTAAGAAAGAATTAGCTGCTAACGCTTCTGCTTTACATAATACTAAATTTAAAAAAGAACAACGTAAAAAAATGCTTGCAGGTGAAAGACCTGATGAGTGTGGTTACTGTTGGAGGGTAGAAGATGCAGCTCAAGATGAATCTATTAATAGTGATAGAATATATCAAACTGCTAGATATACTGAAGAAGAAATAAAAGCATTAAAAAATATACCTTGGGATAAAAATATTAATCCTAAGACTGTAGAAATATGTTTTGATAATTTATGTAACCTTGGTTGTACTTATTGTAATGCAGAATTTAGTTCTACATGGTCTAAAGACATATCTAAGAAAGGTGCATATGAAAACATGGTTACTGACGGTGGTAAAACGTATCGACAAGATGGTTCTATTGCTATGCCATTTGGTAATAAAAATGAAGGTAACATTTATGTAAAACGATTTTTCGATTGGTTCCCTGAAATAAAAGACGGTATAACAGAACTTAGAGTATCAGGTGGAGAACCTTCTCGTAGTCCATCATTCTGGAAACTTATTGATATTAGTAATAATGAGAAATTTAATTTTGCAGTTAATAGTAATCTTATTATGGAAGATACAAGGCTAGATAGATTAATTAATGCTGGTCAAAAGTTTCAAAAATTAGACATATATACCTCAGCAGAATGTATGCATAAAAATCAAGAATTTGTAAGAGATGGTTTTGTATGGGATGTATGGGAAAAAAATATTAAAAAAGCTCAAGATTCTCCTTATGTAGATGGAATGTATATTATGATGACTATATCTGTACTAGGTATATGGACTGTAGCAGACTTTTTACAAACTATAATAGGATGGAAAAAACAATATAACGATAAGAATGCATTTTTTATGTCAGTAAATATTCTTAGGTTTCCTTCTTTTCAAAGTGTTAATATGTTACCTCAAAAATTAAAAGAGGAATTAGCTAATAAAATTGAAAAAGTAATGACTCAAAATGCCGAATGGATTAACGATTTAGAACGTAATCAATTCAAAAGGTTGCTTATTTATTTAAGAAGGGTGGATACTTCTTATGAAGATAAAGACGTTTATAGTAAAAAAAGAAACGACTTTATACACTTTATCGAGCAGTATGCTGAAAGAAGAAATAAACCTATAAAAGAATATATGCCAAATAAGTTTATAAGTTGGTATGAAGAATTAAAGAATGGCGAACAAACCTAAATTTTTATGCTCACTTCCTTGGGAACACTTAAGTTTACATCCTCATGGTCATTCATCTCCATGTTGTGAAGTAGAGTGGAGTAGTACCTTAGCGTTTGCAAAAAATAAAGTAAACAGTAAATATACACCCTCTGTATTAAACGTTAATGACGGTATACCTGCTTTAATTAACTCAGATTCTTATAAAGATATTAGAAGGCAAATGTTAAAAGGAGAGGTACCCTCTGCTTGTACGACATGCTATAATTTAGAACAAGCAGGAGGACATTCTAAAAGAAATAGAGAAACTATTCTTGATGAAGAATTTTTAGTATCGATTACTGAAGAAGATGGTACTATAGAACCTAATGTTAAAAATGTAGAGTTAAGATTAGGTAATTTTTGTAATTTAAAATGTAGGTCGTGTAATGCTGAGTCTTCTACTTCATGGATTAGTGATTACCATAAACTTAAGCACAAGATACCTTTACCAAGTAATTACGATAAAATTAAAAATGCTGTTGATACTGATTATACCTGGCCTGAAAACCCAGAATTCTATGATCATTTATTAAAATATACTGACGGTCTTTATAGATTACAGATAAGTGGTGGTGAACCTTTCTTAGTTGATAAACATAGTCATTTTTTACAGATGTTAATTGATAAAGATATAGCTAAGAATGTAACTGTATCTTATATTACTAATGCAAATTATAATTTTGATAAGGTAAGTAGAACGTTTTTTGATAAATTAAAACAATTTAAAAGCGTTTCTTTATCTATCAGTATAGATGATGTTGGAGCACGTAATTCATATATAAGAAAATTAAGCAATTGGGATTTGACTATAAAAAATCTTAAGAGATTTGTAAATGAATATCCAATGTTTTATTATTCAGTTACTCAAACTATAGCTATATTTAATTTTTTATATGTAGAAGAACTATCTCAATTTTTAATGAAAGAAGGTTTATTAGATATGACTAATAAAAAACCTATTTTTATAAATGATAATTACGTATTTACTCCTGACTATCATAGTGCTAACGTTATCCCATTAAAAGTAAGACAGGAAAAGATAGATAGTATAGAAGGTAAATTACCTGTAGCTTTTTTTAATAGATTAAAATCTAATTTTTATAATTCAGAATGTAATAATTTAGGAACACAGTTTATAGAAACTACTGATGCAGTAGATGCTGTTAGAAGAGAAAAAATTAAAGATATATTTCCTGAGTTATATAATACTATAATCAATGAGTACAAAATTTAAATGGCCAAAACATAGTAAGTTAGAAAGCACAAAGACTTTTTGTGTTCTACCTTGGTTGCATTTAAATGTACAACCTAATGGAGATATATACCCTTGCTGTATGGCTCCTTATGGAGAAAATATAGGTAATACTAAAGATACTACTTTAGAAAAAGTATGGAACGGAACAGAAATGAAAAGCATCAGAAAAAAGATGTTAAAAGGAGAAAGACCTCCTTTGTGTAATAGATGTTTCTTAATAGAAGATAACGGTTTAAATAGTCCTCGTTTTACTCATAATGATTTATTTAGAAATAGAATGGAAGAGATTCTAGATATGACTAATGAAAAAACTGGAGAGGCATCTGAGTTTAAACTTAGATATTGGGACTTTAGATGGTCTAATATATGTAACTTTAAATGTAGAATGTGTGGAGTTTATTCAAGTAGTAAATGGCATCAAGAAGCATTAGAATTACATGGGGATACTACAGCCTTAGATAGCAAAGGTATTTTAGAATTTAATTCAAACGGTAAAGAAGATGTATTCGCTCAGGTAGATAAACATATTAATGATGTAGAAGAAATATACTTTGCAGGAGGAGAACCTTTAGTAATGGAAGAACATTACTTAATATTAGAAAAGTTAATTGCAGCAGGAAGAACAGATGTTAGATTAAGATATAATACGAACTTTAGTCATCTTAGATTTAAAAAATGGGATTTATTTGGTATGTGGCAAAAATTTATGGATGACCCTAAAGGACGTATACAATTATTTGCTTCTTTAGATGCTGTAGGAAAATTAGCTGAAGTTATTAGAGATGGAACTAAATGGAATAACGTTTATCAGAATATAAAAAAATGTAGAGCAGCAAATATGCAAATACACTTTTCTCCTACTGTAAGTTTATTAAATATGTTCTTTATAGATGAGTTAATAGATTGTGCAGCTGAATGTAATATTGATGTAGATAAGATAAACGTTAATAATATACTAACAACACCAGCGTATTATGATGTAAGATTACTACCTGACTATCTTAAAAAACAACTTATAGATAAAATTAAAGACTATAGGGATAATAGATGCCCTGATAGATATAAAGGTGTAGTAGAGTATGGATTAAAATCTTGGTCTTCTTTTATTAATGAAGACTTTAAAGGTGATAGAGAAGCAGAAGAGCAAACCTTATTAACTACTACAGTATATTTAGATATTAATCGTAAACAGTCTTTTCTAGAAGTTAATCCACAGTATGTTAAATGGTTTAATGATATAAGAAAAAGATTAGATAGTAACGGTACACAATGGAAGATACTTCCTGAACAAAGAAAAAAAGAATTAAAAGAAAGTAAAGAATATATTAAACCTAGAGGTAAATCTGTCATATGACAAAGGTATTAGATAAAAAAGATTGGGTCTGTACTCAACCATTTGAGTTTGCAGAAATATTTGACCATAAGATGTTTATGTGTTGCCCAAACTGGTTACCTGAAGATCTAGGAAATCCTAATAATATATTAGAAAACTTTAAATCTGAAAAAGCTCAAGCTATTAGAGATAGTATGCTTGATGGGTCTTATAAATACTGTATAGAATCTAGGTGCCCTAAACTTACTGGATTAAAAGAAGGAAAAACTACTGGGTTTATTCCTAAATCAGAATATATAAAAAGAAAAGATGAATTCGAAAATCTATATCCTCATCAGTTAAAATATAATTTTGATCAGAGTTGTAATTTAAGATGTCCTTCTTGTAGGTTAACTTTTATAAACTATGAAGGTAAAGAAAGACAAAGAACAGAACAATTGATTCAAAATATAGAAGATCAAATGGGTGAACAACTTACTCATATAGAATGTACTGGCTCAGGAGATGCATTCTTTTCTAGAACGTTTAGAAAATGGATGATGAGATTTGATCCTACTAAATATCCTAAGTTACAATCTATACATTTACACACTAACGCACAGTTATGGAATGAATCTAATTGGGTAAGAATGAAAAATGTTCATAGATATGTTAAAAGTTGTGAAATATCAGTAGATGCAGCTTGTAAAGATACTTATGAAAATAAAACAAGACTAGGAGGTAAATGGGATAAGTTGATGGATAATTTAGATTATATATCTAATATACCTACTCTTAATAATGTCACTCTATCTTTTGTTGTACAGGATGACAATTATACTGAAATGAAAGATTTCTATAATTTAGCTGGTAAAAAATTTGCAGATAAAAATAAACAGTGGAGCGTATTTTATAATAGAGTAGTTAACTGGGGACATTGGTCTAATGAAAAATTTAACTCAGTAGATGTAGGTAATCCTAATCACCCACAATTTTCTGAATTAATGAAAGTATATAAAACTTTACCTGTTGTAAATAACATAAGGCATAACTTAACTATTGTATGAGATTAAAATGTGTACATATTGATAGTGGTTTAAGAATACAGACTGATGGTTCGTACTCTCCTTGTTGTGTAGCAAGAGAAGTAAAGTATAAAGATCATAGTGGTCAAACTATGAATGTTAAAACTCATACTTTCGAAGAAGCTTTTTCTTCTCCTACATTAAATGAAATAAGAAACGCTTTTATAAATAATGTTAAACATCCTGCTTGTGGTGATTGCTGGCAAGAAGAGGCTTTAGGAAGAGCAAGTAAACGAATAAGAGATAATCAAAAAACCATATATCAGAATATTACATATAATACTCCTTTTTCATTAGAGTTAAATTTAGGTAATATTTGTAATTTAGCTTGTAGAATGTGTTCTTTAGGAGCATCTATGAATTGGAAGAAAGAAATTAACCTTACAAAAGGTCCTAATGAGCAAATGACTAAAAAGCAAATTCAGCATATGGCTAGGATTCATAATAATGCTTTTACTGATGATAGTATGATATGGGAACAATTACATTCTAATATGAAGTATGTTAAGTACCTAGATATGTACGGTGGAGAACCACTGATGATGAAAAAGCAATGGGATGCATTAAAGTATAGCGTAGAAAAAGGTTATTCTAAAAACCAATTTATACACTTTAATACTAACGGAACTATTTTTAAACCTGAATATGTTGAAATACTTAAACATTTTAAAAAAGCAGATATATCTTTTAGTATAGACGGTACTCATCATTACTTCGAATATATAAGATATCCAGCTAAATGGGAAGAAACTGAAAATATTATGGAGACTTGGTTGGAAAATACAAGAGAATTTCCTAATATACATTATGACCTATGTTTTACTTATCAGATACTAAATGTATTTAATTATGGAACAGTAGCTGAATGGTGTAAAGATAGAAATATAAGAATATATAGAAATGGTGTATATGCTCCTCAATATTATAATGCTACTAATATAAGAGAGAGTTTAAAACCTGCTATTATAGAAAGAATAAGATCAACACCTGTAAGGTTTCCTGAAATTAGAGATGAATGGGAAGATATAATAGGTCATATAAATTACCAAAAAGCTGACCCAGTACAATGGCAAAAGTTTATAACGGTAAATAATAATTTAGATAAATCAAGAAATCAATCTTTTGTAGATTTATTTCCTGAAGAAGCTGAATTATTTAAATATAAGTAATGGACGCAATATTTACGTGGAAAAGGTTATCGTCGTATGAAGAGTTAGAAAGTACATTCTTTTGGCATTATGCTAAAATAAGTACTCAAACTGCTAATAAATTTCATAACACCGTATTATATACTGACGAAGAAGGTAAAAAAGATTTTGGTCAAAGAGGAATATACTTTGATGATGTAGTAGTACTTAAAGAGATAGAAAACTTTAAAGGACAGATATTTAGTGTGCCTAAAATTTATACTATGATATCTAGAACTAAACCTTATGTACATTTAGACTTTGATATTTTTACTAATACTAAATATACTACTGATCAATTATTAGCTTTTGGTTACCCAGAAGTTAATTTAAAAAAATATTTTGGTTTAAAAGAGTTAAGGTATATGAATAGTAATTATCTTGAACCTTTTGAAAAAGAATTTTATAAATATTTCGATAATACTGATTGGGATTGGAGATTAGTTCCTAATTTTGGAGTCTTTATCGTTAATAATCCTTCGTTAGTAAAAGATTTATTTTCTAGAATTTTATTTAAGATTAGAAAGTTAGAACCTAATACTAATAATAACCATCAGTATGCTTCATTTATAGAACAATTTTTATTTATGAGGTATGTAGAAGAGTTTGAGGTCGATTATGAATTTATTTATAATAAATCTCCATTTACTTTTAAAGATAGTAATTTTATTTATGTAAAAGATAAACTTATTAATGTAAGTTATAGTAAAGGTATAAGTACATACTTAAATACTTTAAAATTTGCTCACTTTCATGGTTATAAGAAATTTACTACATTTAGTAATACTATAATTAAAAAATTAATTACAAAAGAAAACCCTATATAGAATGTCAACAAAACAAGAACAAGTTAAATTAGAAGATAAAGAGGTAGAAAACCTTTTACTTATACAAAAAAGAAAAGCAGTTTTAAGAGAAGAAATGGCTAATATTGGTTTATTGAAGCTATCTATACAAGATAGAGAAGAGAAAGCTAAATTATTCAGACTTGAAACTCTAAAAGCAGAAGCTGAAACTGGAAAAGCATTACAGGAAAAGTACGGTAAAGGAAGGCTTGATTTAGACCAGAAATTATTTATACCCGCAGAATAGGTTTACGATAAATCAACTCTATTTATATATGTACCCTTTAAGCGAAAGTAGATTTACGTTTTAGGTATAACGACGATATTTATAAGAGTACTCAATAATATAATTTTCAAAACATGGCAGAAACATTAATTTCCCCAGGCGTACTAGCGAGAGAAAACGACATTTCGTTTATCGCACCAGCAGCTATCGAAGCAGGGGCAGCAATTCTTGGACCTACAGTAAAAGGACCTGTTGAAGAACCAGTAAAGGTTACTTCTTTCGGTCAGTATCAAAATATATTTGGTACTACTTTTCCTTCTGGATCTACAAAACAGGAGTTTCTTACTTCTATTGCTGTAAAATCTTACTTCAATCAAGGTGGTAATTCAGTAATCGTAACTAGAGTAGTAACTGGTTCATTTGGAGTTGCAAGCAACTCAGATATAGCAGCAGCTGATGCAGGTGCAGCACCATTCACACTAGCTACATTAGGAAAAGGAGCTATCCTTAACAATATTACAGGTTCAACTTATAATGAAGTTGGATATGACGAAAACAGTGACGGTTCACTAAAATCTGGTTCAGCAGACAACATCAGATGGGAAATCGTTAATCAAGATACTGCGCAAGGAACATTCGGTCTATTAATTAGACGTGGGGATGATAACTCAAAAAACAAAATTATCTTAGAAACTTGGAATGATTTATCATTAGATCCAAATTCTGAGAACTATATCGAATCAGTAATAGGTAATCAATCTAAATCAAAAGCTGTTGATAACGGACAATATTACGTTACTACTACAGGTGAATACGTTAACAGATCTAAATATGTTAGAGTATCTGCAGTAGGAAGACAGACTTTAGATTACTTAAGTACAGATGGTTCAACAGTAAACGTTGATGGATCAGGAAATTCATTCTCTGGTTCTCTTCCATCTCAACAATCAGGTTCATTCCACGGAGGAACTGGTAACAATGTTGTTGGAGGAAACACAAGAGATAAATATTTCGAAGACATTAATGGAACAGACACACAAGGTTTAACAGGAGCTTGTTATGCAGATGCAATATCGATTCTAGGAAATCAAGACGAGTACGTATTTAATATGATTTCTGCCCCTGGATTGATTTATGAATTTGGAGATCACAAGACTCAATTAGACTCAATTATCTCTTTAGCAGAGACTAGAGGTGATTCAATCGCCGTAATAGATTTACAAAACTATGGAGCTACAGTTGCAAATGCAACAGGAACAGCAGCAACAGTAAACAGTTCTTATACTGCTACTTACTGGCCATGGTTACAAACTTTATCAGCTACTGGAAAGAATGTATGGATTCCAGCATCAGTTGTTATTCCAGGAGTATATGCATTTACAGATGGAGCTGCGGCACCATGGTTTGCACCAGCTGGTTTAACTAGAGGTGGATTAGGAGACGTTATCCAAGCTGAGAGAAAGTTAACTAGATCTCAAAGAGATACACTATATAATGCAAATGTTAACCCAATTGCTACATTCCCAGGAAGTGGAATATCAGTATTCGGTCAGAAAACATTGCAGAAGAAAAAATCTGCTCTTGATAGAGTAAATGTTAGAAGATTATTAATCGATCTTAAGAAGTTCTTAGGAGATACAGCTAAAACATTAGTATTCGAACAAAATACTATTGCAACTAGAAATAGTTTCTTAGCTACAGTTAATCCTTACTTAGAATCAGTAGTACAAAGACAAGGTCTATTCGCTTACAGAGTAGTAATGGACGACTCAAACAATACTCCTGATACGATTGATAGAAACCAATTGATTGGACAAGTATTTATTCAACCAGCAAAAACAGTTGAATTTGTAGTACTAGACTTTACAATTGAGCCAACAGGCGCAACATTTGGAGCATAATTTAAAAAGTAGATATTTATAATAAAGAAAACATAAAATGGCAGTACTAGATCCTAACGAAATAATGTTCAGAGCCTTTGAGCCTAAGGTACAAAATAGATTCATCATGTATATTGATGCTATTCCATCCTTCATGATCAAAAACGTAACGGCTCCTTCTTTCACTGATGAAGAAGTTAAACTAGATCATATGAATACTTACCGAAAAATCAGAGGTAAGAGAAACTGGGAAAATATGGACATGACTCTATATGATCCGATTACACCTTCTGGCGCACAGGCAGTAATGGACTGGGCAAGACTTTCTTATGAGTCTGTAACAGGAAGAGCTGGGTATTCAGATTTCTATAAAAAAGACTTAACTCTTAACGTATTAGGACCTGTAGGTGACGTTGTTAGTGAGTGGGTAATCAAAGGTGCTTTTATTACTAATATGGCACAAGGATCTTTTGATTGGGCTACTTCTGACGTTGCTGAGCTGACAATGACAGTCGCGATGGATTACTGCGTATTAAATTACTAATTAGAAATTACCGTAAGAAAAATAGCTCGATTTTATCGGGCTTTTTTTTTAGTTATATATGAAATTAATCTGGACTTATAGTGATAGGTTTAAAAAAGGTGCACCTAATAAAAATACTGTTGCTTCTCACGAATATATTCAATTCCTTTTTAGAAAAGCTATAAAAGAAGCTCCTTCTACTTATGAGAAGGTAGTCTTTACTGATGATTATAATTTTTCTCTCTTCTCAGATCTAGATGTAGAACTGATCCAAGCACCAAAAAAAGATTTTATTTTTTTAGATGACTTAAAATTTGATGCTGCTGAAGCAATAGATGGAGAGTTTATTATATCAGATGGAGATCTTTTTATAAAAGAAGAATTATCTATTCCTAAAGATTATAAAGTAGGATTCGAAGTAAAGGTAGACTGTAAGCCTTGTTTAGATTCTAAAATATTAATGCAAAAAGAAGGTATTGGAGATATACTACCATACTGGAAAGGTAACAATAGCTTTATAAATAATTTAGGTTTAATGTATTTTAATGATGATACATTAAAAAAAGATATAGTAAATGAGTATAGAAATACTCAATCTTTTTTTCAAAAGTATATAGATAATCAATATAAGATTAATGAAAGAGATGTTTTATTTGGCGGGACAGGCTGTTGTATGTTCTTATATCAGTATCTGAATAGTAGAAATATACCTACATTTTATTTTATAGATAATAACTTTGGTAAATATGATCATTTAGGAGCACCTAGAAAGTTGGAATTCTTAGATGAATTTCATATATTAAATGGAGGACCTCCTTTGATATGAGAGAAGTAACAGTTGTATTAACGAGTTGTGGTAGATTAGATTTATTATCTAAAACTATAAAAAGTTTTAATGAGTATAATACATACCCTATATCTAAATTTATCATAATAGATGATAGCGGAGATGAATCTATTCATGAAGAAGCAGATAAACTATTACCAGCCTTACTAGAACAGTATGATCATTTTGTTATATTCAATAATAAAAGACAAGGGCAGATAAAAAGTATTGATGATGCTTATAAACTTGTAAAAACACCTTATATTTTTCATTTAGAAGATGACTGGGAGTTTTATAAACATTCATTTATAGAACATTCATTTAAATTAATGAATGAAAACTCAGAATTAATAACTGTTTGGTTAAGAGAAATGGATGATACTATGGATAACCCTATAGAAGGTAAACATCATTTTGCTACTTATCTTGAAGATGATGAACCTTTAGCTGTCTTAAAATACTATTATGTTAAAAGTAATAAAGGATGGTCTGGTTTTTGCTTTAACCCAGGTTTAAGAAGATATAGCGATTATAAAGCTATTGCTCCTTTTAAAAATGTTGTACCTAAACATTTAGTAGATATACCTGAATCAGTTATGGAAGCAGAATTAGCTATAAGTAAAAAATATGGTGAGTTAGGATTTAAAGCTGCTATTTTTGATGAAGGATACGTAAAACATATCGGATGGGCAAATACAACTAAAGAATCATTATTCTAATGAACAATATAAAGTATAAACATACTACTGAACTTCATAATCTTAAATCCCCTAATGCAGTAGTTCCAATTATTAATTCTTTATTTAAACCTAAAAGTGTAGTTGACTTTGGTTGTGGTTTAGGTACTTGGTTAAAAGTTTTTAAAGATTCTGGTATAAATAAAGTATTAGGTTTAGATGGTGATTGGATAGATATAACTAAATTCGAAACATCTGTTATTGATAATTTTAAAGAAGTAGATTTAGAAAAAGAAATTAAACTTAAAGAAAAGTTTGATTTAGCAATATCCTTAGAGGTTGCAGAACATTTACATAAAGAATCAGCTAATATCTTTATAGAAAATCTAATCAATGCATCAGATATAATAATATTTTCAGCAGCTGTACCTATGCAAGGTGGACAAAATCATATTAATGAACAACCATTATCCTATTGGATTAAGTTATTTAGTGAGTATGGTTATAAATTTAACGA